GGGCTCGAGCGCATGGCGAACGGCATCACGACGATCGCCGACGACTGCCCGGACACACCCGAGGGCATCAACAAGGCCCGCCTGCGCATCGACGCGCGCAAGTGGGTACTCGCCAAGCTTGTGCCCAAGAAGTACGGCGATAAGGTCGAGTTGGGCGGCAACGTTGGCATGACCGTAACCCTGCCAAGCCCGCTTGCCGGCGTTTAGCTTCACCCCGCGCCAACTAGAGCTACTCGACCTCGTAAGCGGTCCTGCCTCGCACCTAATGGCGTATGGCGGGTCGCGGTCGGGCAAGACCTTCGCCTACTGCGCGGTCCTGGCCGCAAGGGCATTGAAGGCACCGAACAGCCGACACGCGGCGTTCCGGTACAGGTTCAACGCGGTGAAGGCTGCGATCTGCCTAGATACGTGGCCGAAGATGATGCGGCTGGTATTCCCGGGTGTCGAGGCCAAGATCAACCGGGAGGACTGGTACGCGCAACTTCCGAACGGAAGCCAAGTGTGGTTCGGCGGGTTGGACGAGAAGGACCGCGTAGAGAAGATTCTAGGGATGGAATTCAGCACCCTGTTCTTCAATGAGTGCAGTCAGATTCCGTATAGCTCGGTAGAAATGGCGCTAACCCGGCTGGCGCAGCGGGTGACGGTCGAGGTTAACGGCCTGCCGCCGCAGCCGCTGCCGCTCAAGGCGCTATACGACGAGAACCCGCCGGATAAGTCGCACTGGTCGTATCGGTTGTTTGAGCAGAAGGTCGACCCGCAGAGCAAGAAGCCACTGGCGCAACCCGAGCGGTATGCGTCCATCAGGCTGAATCCGCGGGACAACCTAGACAACCTTTCGGCCGAGTACATCACAAGCCTTGAATCGCTGTCGGCGCGCATGAAGCTGCGGTTCCTCGACGGCCGGTTTAGGGACGCTAATCCATCGGCTCTGTTCCCCGACGAGAACATTGAGCGGTGGCGCATCACCGATACATCCGACCTGCCCGACATGGTGCGGATTGTGGTGGCGGTGGACCCGTCCGGTAGCGACGACACGGACAACGCCGAGAACGACGAGATAGGCATCGTTGTAGCCGGCCTAGGCACGGACGGCAAGGGCTACCTCCTAGAGGATTTGACCATGAAGGGCGGGCCTGCGAAGTGGGGCGATGCGGTCGCGCAAGCGTACCGGCGCCACGACGCGGACGTGATTGTGGCCGAGGGTAATTACGGTGGCGCGATGGTCAAGCACGTCATCAAGACGGCTATTCCGCGGGCGACGGTGAAGATCGTAACGGCCACGCGGGGCAAGCATGTGCGCGCCGAGCCGGTAAGTGCATTGGTGGAAAAGGGCGAAATCCGATTGGCGGGCTATTTCAGTGAGCTAGAGGACGAATTGAGCGGATTCACAACCAACGGCTATGTCGGTGACCACTCCCCCAACCGCGGGGATGCGTTCGTGTGGGCGTTCACCGAGCTATTCCCCGGCATGGTTGAGCCGCGCGAGGCCGATGGCGAAGTCGCGGCCCGGTTTCGTCCGTCAATGGCCCCGGTTTGACCGATACCAAAGTCGCCCCCTCCAAGAACGAAACACAGGAAATACTCAAACGCGCTCGTGACCGCTACGAGTATTCGGAAGAGCGCGACGGCAAGAATCGGAAGCAAGCGCGCGAGGATACGGAGTTTGTCTATGTCCCAGGCAAGCAATGGGACTCGACGATGCGGACCAAGCGGGAATCGTGGGGCGATCCCTGCCTAGAGTTCCCGCAGCTTAAGCAGTTCGTTAATCAGGTCGTCAACGACCAGCGGCAGAATCGCCCCGGCATCCGCATTCACGCCGCGAGTGCGGACGCGAGCAAAGAGGTAGCCGACATCATCCAAGGGATGATTCGGGGTATTGAGTACGACAGCCAAGCCGAGGCGGTCTATGACTCGGGCTATCACGGCGCGGTGACCGGCGGCCGGGGGTATTGGCGCATTACTGCGGACTACGAAAGCCCGCAGAGCTTCAATCAGGTGATTAAGCTTCAGCGCGTCGCGGACCCCGATAGCGTGCGGTTGGACCCCGACTATCGTGACCCGGACGGCGGCGATCGCAATTGGGGTTATGTACTTGAGAAGGTGCCGAACGAGGAATTTGCGGAGCGGTGGCCCGATGCCGAGCCGCTAGACGTTCAGCAGCGCACCGGATCGTGGTATCCCGACGACAAGCACGTATTGGTCGCGGACTACTACGAGCGGCATTGCACCTATCGCACGCTCGTTGCGCTCGCCAACGGCACGATTGGCTTTCTCGACGACTTGACGAAAGTCTACAGTCAGGCGGGCAAGGTTGACCTAGAGCCGCAGATTGTGAAGCGGCGCAAGTCCGAGGAATACACGGTCAACTGGTACACGATTGCCGGCGGCGATCAAATCCTAGAAACCCATGCTTGGCCGGGAACGATGATTCCGGTCATTTGCGCCATGGGCGACGAAGTAATGGTAGACGGCTCGCGCATCTACCAGGGCGTCATTACGCAGGCCAAGTCGTCGCAGTCGATGTTCAACTACGGGATGACGAATCAGGCCATCCACCTCGCGTTGACGCCGCGGGCGCCGTGGGTGGCTGCGGTCGGCCAGATCAAGGGGCTGGAGTCGATTTGGAACGAGGCGAATAACCGCAACTGGTCGGTGCTGCCGTACAACCCGGTAGACATCGAAGGGACCGCGCTGCCACCGCCGCAGCGCCAGCCGCCTGCATCGCCCGATGCCGGCTGGCTGAATTGGACGCAGCAGATGCAGGGCCTCATGCGTTCCACGATTGGAATGTATGAGAACTCGCTCGGGTTGCATGGTCAGGAGACGAGCGGGCGCGCGATCCTGGCGCGTGAGAAGCAGGGCGACAACTCGACGTATCACTACGCCGACAATCTGGCGCGGGCGATTGCGCTGACCGGCCGCATTATCGTGGAGTGCATCCCGTACTTCTACGATGCGGAGCGGATCGTCCACATCATTGGTGAGGACGGCAAGCGGACGCCGCAGAAGATCAACGAGGAAGCACCGCCGATGCCGAACGCAGGGCCGGCGCCGATGCAGGGTATGCCGCCTCCGGGCATGGCACCTCCTGGGATGCCGCCGCCGGGGATGGCTCCCGGTATGCCGCCACCGCCCGATCCGCAGCAAATGGCGGTGCAAGCCATCGTCAAGAACGATGTGCGCGTCGGTCAATACGCCGTCACTGTGGCCGCGGGACCGGGATACGAGACGAAGCGTTCCGAAATGGCGGAACTGCTTATGCAACTGGTGCAGGCCGACCCGATGGTGCTACAGGCCGCGGGCGACATCATCGTAGGCGTGCAGGACATCCCCGAAGCGGACCTGATTGCGGAACGTATCCGCGTGCTGTTGCCGCCGCCGGTGCAAGCGATCATCGCGGCTAAGGATGCAAAGCAAGACCCGAAGCTCGCGGCTATGCAGCAGCAAATGCAGCAGATGCAGCAACAGGGTCAGCAACAAATGCAGCAGCTGCAACAGCAATTACAGGCCGCTGCGCAGGAAAACGCGCAACTCAAGGCCGACAAGTCGGCGTCTATCGCGGCGAGCAACGCGCGGGCACAGGCGGCCCAAGCCACGATGCAGCGCGATCAACAGTCGGGCATGGTCGATCAAGAGAACGCCAACCGCAAGTTTCAATACGACGCGGCGAGCGAACAGCGCAAGGCGGATGCCGACCGCGAGAAGATGAATCTAGAGCGCGAAAAGGTCATGGTTGATCTGTTCAAGGCTCTGATTCCGTTGTGGGCGCCGCAACCGCAAACGGTCGGGCAGGAGGCCGCGATTGTGGGCGAGGCCGTCGAGACAGCCGACGAGCCTGACGGAGACGATGCAGGGGGTATCCAGTAGTACCGCGCGGGAGTGGTCACCGGCTCCCGCTGCGGATTCTTAGGTGAACCAATGAAGGCAGGCCAACCGGCAACCGTTGGACCGGCCAGCCTTCGCTAACTACGAAGGAACGCAACAATGGCAACGACCATCCAGTATGTACCAGCCGGCACGACCGGCCCTGTCAACTTCGCAACGCCTTTGACCAGTGTGTACGCTGCGCCGCAAGTCTTGGGTGGCACCGTGCAACTGTGGTATGGCCCGTCTCCGGTTGGCCCGTTCCAACTGTGGTCGGCCGGTACATCGGTCGCGGGTGACTCGTTCCGGCCTTTGGTCAACTCGTATTACTACGTTGTCGCCGCTACGCAGCAAGCGGTCGTCGCGGCCACTGACATGGGCGGCGCGAATAGCCCCGCGATCAATCAGTTGGTGTGCTGCAATGCGGTCCTGGCGTCTCCGTCTGCCACCGCGATCAACAAGGTCTACAGCATCAAGATTCCGCCGCTGTTCCTGCCGCTGAACTTCCGTATTACGGTGTTTGGCTCGGTCAACGTGACGAACAACGCCAACGTCAAGACGCTGACGTGTCTCGTGAACGGCATTACGGGCACGTCGTTCTTCACCTCGCCGTCTCTGGCGTCGGTGGCGAATTACAACTTCATTGCGGCGGTTGCTGGTGACGGTACGGGGCAGTTGCTCCGCGGCTTCGGCGCGGGCGCATCGGGTGGCGTCGGTACGTCCACCACGGCGCAGACGACCCTTGTCCGTGACTACATCAACAACGAGACGGAAATCGTGATTGCCGCCACCAAGGCGACGGGCACGGATACGTTCGAACTGAACGGCCTTGTCATCAAGCTCGACTAGTAGCACCGCAGTAAGCGCCCCACCTCTCGGCGCATCCAAAGAGAGAGCCAAGGAAAGCGGCCTTTGCAAAAGGGTCGCTTTTTTTGACTTGGAGCAATGCACATGGACGAACTGGCACCCGCGACAGAATCCGCGGAGGTAGTACCGCAAGCCGAGACGCCGCAGGAGTCTGCGGCAACGGGGGCACCGGCACCCGAAGCCCAGCAGGGAACCACGGAACAGGATAGGGCCGCGAGCGAAGCAGCGCGCACGCTGAACGAAAGACGTCAGCGCAACCGCGAGAACGCAGAGCGGCGGGTAAGTGAGGAACGCGATAGCTATCGGCGCATGGCGGAAATGGCTATGGCTGCGCTTGCGCGTGGGCAACAGCCCACACCGCAGGCAACGCCGCAGCAAGCCAATGTGGCAGCGGCACCGAAGCGCGAGGATTTCGGCTCATATGACGACTACGTAGAGGCGCGTGCTGCCTTTGCGGCAGAGCGTCGTGCGGACGAAATCTTGCAGCGGCGGATTGACGATGCCGGCAAGAATTTCCAACGTGTGCAACAGGAGCATCAGGCTCGCGCCATCGAAAACGACCACTTTACGCGCACGTCGCAATTCGCGCGCTCGGTGGGCGACTTCGCAGACGTTACCGACCGGGATGACATCGTTGTCCCGCCGGCCGCGTCGGAAGCGATCAAGCGTATGGCTGATGGTCCCGCGATTCTCTACACCATCGGCAAGAACCCGGAAATCGTCCAGCACCTCGCGCGTATGGAGGCGGGGGAACAGATGGTCTACCTCGGGCAATTGTCGGCCTACATCCGGTCCCAAGGCTCCCGACTCTCAAACGCGGCACCGGCAGGTCGCACGGTAGGCGCCAAGCCATCGGGATCAACCACACTTCCCGACGACACCGAAGCGTACATGGCCGCTGCCAACAAGAAATTTGGAAGGCGGTAAACCATGGCTAATGCATTTCAGAATCAGGTCGCGTACACCAACGAGACGCTGCGCATCCTCGTTAACAACGTGGTGCTCGGCAAGAACGTCAACCGCGACTACTCCAAGCAGTTCGGCAAGTCCACCGGGAAGATCGGCGACACCTACAACATCCGTCGCCCGTACAAGACGCTCCTGAACACCGGCGCGGCTTTCTCGGCCACGGACTACACCGAAACGTCGATTCCGTTGGTCGTCAACACGCAGAAACACGCGGATATCTCGTTCACCTCGGCCGACCTCACACTGAAGGACGAGGAATACAGCGACCGCATCATTAAGCCGAGCGGCATCAAGCTCGCGCAGCAGATCGACATTGACGGGTACGTCAACGCGAAGAACACCATCGGCAACCTGTCGGGCACTCCCGGCACGGCGCCGAATAACGTGTCCTTCCTGACGGCGCTTGGGCAGCGGATGGATGATTTCAGCATCCCGCGCGATAAGCGATTCCTGGCGGTGGATCAGTCGTCCAATGCCTCGCTGATTGGCGCGCTGTCCGGCTTCTTCAACAACCAGAAGCAGGTTGGCGATCAGTACACGGACGGCGTATTCGCGGACAACCGCGCCACGCTTGGCTTCATGATGGCGATGTCGCAGAACATCGCGCGTCACACCGTGGGACCGCTGGGCGGCTCGCCGGTCATCAACGGCGCATCGCAGGGCATCGCGTCGGGTTGGTCGAATACCACGAACGTCATCACCAACGGTTGGACGGCGGCGGCTGCGTTGCGTCTGAACGCGGGCGATGTGGTTACCTTCGTTGGTTGTAACGCGGTGAACCCGATCACCCTGCAATCGACGGGCAACCTGATGCAGTTCGTGGTCACCGCGGCGGTTTCGTCCGACGCTTCGGGTAACGCGACGATCCCGGTCTCCCCGGCGATCATCACCGGCGGCCCGTTCCAGAACGTCAGCGCGTCCCCGACCAACGGCGGCGCGGTGGTCGTGAGCGGAACGGCGTCCACGGCCTACTCGCGGTCCATCGCGTGGGACATGGATGCGTTCGCGCTGGCGGTGGTCCCGCTGGAGGATTTGGCGACGTTCGGCGGTTGGGGCGCCACCAAGTCTTATGACGGGTTCAGCGTGCGCGTGTTCCGGCAGGCGGCGATTTCCACCGATACGGTCGGCGGTCGCGTGGATGCGCTGTACGGGTGGGCGACGCCGTATCCCGAGCAGGCGTGTCAATTCGTCGGCGCGTAATCCTCCCGCGCTGACGCCTCGCCCCGGTGGCCTCGCTGCCGGGGCATTTTTGAAATCAGGAGCATCAATGCCCGATCCGCAATTGATCAGTCAGGAAATCGACTACGCCGGCGTAGGGCCGGCACCGGACAAGTTGGACGCCAATTGGGAAGCGCCCGAAAAGGTGTACTTCGGCAAAAAGGACTTGCGCACCGGCAAGATTGAGCGCAAGGAGCCGCCCTACGTTTATCAGGAATTCCCGCTGATGCTGTACGGCGTGCAAGAGGGTCGGGTCCGTGCGATCACGGTCCACGACGAAGCGGAGCGCGATGCGAAGCTGACCGCGGGCTTTGCGCGTACACCGGCTGCGTTCGGGCTTATCACCGCGCCGACGCTGGAACAGACGCTGGAAATGCGGCGAGCCAAGGAAGCGACCGAACCCGAGACGGTTACGGAAACGGTTGAAGTTGTGCGCCGTCCCGGTCGCCCGCGTAAGGCTGCGTAATGGCGATTACCGGCGCCCAACTGGTACAGGACGCGCTCTACCAGTGCGGCGTTCTAGGTCAGGACCAGGGCGCCGCAGCATCCAATGACGACGCGCAGCTTGTGTTGCGCCGGTTGCAGCGGATGCTTGATTCATGGTCAACCGACAATCTGATGATCTTCCAGTCGAATCTGGAAACGTTGCCGATGTCGGCCAACGTGTCTACGTATTCGACATCGGCGCTTGCCAACGGGCGCCCGGTGAAGATTCAGACGATGTGGGTGACGTATGGCGGCGTCGATTACCCGATTGAGCAGATCGACGACGCAAAGTACGCATCCATCGCCATCAAGACGATTGCCGCGATCCCGCGCTATTGCTGGATCAACGATTCATTTCCGCAGATGAATCTTACGTTCTTCCCGGTGCCGTTTGCGCCCATGACGCTGAACCTCATTGCGCAGCGGGTGTTACAACCAACAGCGGTAACGATGTCGACCACGTTGACGTTCCCGCCGGGATACGAAAAGGCGTTGGTTGATTGCCTCGCGGTCGACGTGGCGCCGTCCTTTGGCGTGCCGGTGACGGCTGACATGCGGCAATCAGAGAAGGAAGCTAAGACGACGCTGCAAAGGCTGAATCTTGAGCCGCTGGAAATGAGTACGGACTTTGACACCGACGACACCATGGCGCTGGCGATGATCTACAAGCCGTGGTGATATCTAAAACAAAGACGAGAGGATAGAGGATGCAAACGACGATGCCGGAAGTTGGGGCGTGGGAATGGCCGAAGGGTTCCGCGGTTGAGGGCTTCCCGATTGAGCCGTTCGAAGATTGCGTGTGGTTGGAGCAGTTCGTCGAGGAAAAGAGCAAGGGCGGCATCATCATTGCGGGCACCGAACACGCGAAGATGCCGCAAGGGCGGGTTGTTGCGGTTGGGCCGGGTCGGCTGTACGTCGCGGCAATGAACGCATCGGAGTCCTACCAGGCGGCGGTATTCGTGCCGACGAAGGTCAAGATTGGCGATGTGGTGATGTTCGGACGGTACAGGACGGGCGGCGAGCCGGTCGAGTACGAGGGTAAGCGGTACGTGATGGCGCGCGAAGGCGACTTGGGCGGGCGCGTGCTGTCGGACGGCCCGGTTAACGTGCGGCTGGTGCAGGCGGAATAATGGGCACGGTTTCCCTTTGGGGTTCAGGCGTCAAAGGGAGATCAAGCAACGTATCGGCACAGAAGCGAATCAATCTGTACGCCGATGCGTTTCAAGGAATGGAAGCAGACAAGGGCCAGTACGTTCTTTACACGCGGCCGGGGCTGTATCCGCGAATCCTGAATCAGCGCCCGATTGGGCCGGGGCCGATCCGCGGGGTGATTGCAACGCAGTACACCCTTACATCGGGGCCGCTTGCGGGATCGGTGATTAACTCAATCATTGGTGCGCAAGGCCAATACAGCATTTCGTCACAAAGCAACACTCTAGGTTTCGGAACGTCAGCACCTACGCCAGTGCTTCAAACAAGCGATGGGCCGGTGGTATTTGCTGATAATGGCAGTCAGGTGTTGGGCGTAGATGGGAAATCAGCATATGCCGCTTACTACAGCGTCGGCTCCCCGTCACTGACCGACATCAGCACTATCCCGGTTGCCAATTTCCCTTACGGGGCGCGGACCATCTGCGCTTTGGCGTCGCGCTTTATCGTAGACAACCCTACTTATCCGGGGCGCTTCAACTGGTCGGCAACGTTGGATTCGACAACGTGGTCCGCGCTCGACTTCGCTACGGCCGAGAGTGACCCGGACGCGCTAGTCGGTGTCTATGCATGGCGCGGCGAGCTATTGCTAGTAGGTACGCGCTCCGTCGAGTTTTGGGCGCCCACTGGCGACACCTCGGTGTTTGCTCGCGTGTCTGGATCGGTCGTGCCGTGGGGCTGTGTCTCCTACCAGACTATTCAACAGGTCGACTCGTCCCTGTTCATGCTCGCTCGAAATGTGGGCGGCGATGCAGAAGTAATCGCGTTGCAGGGCTATCAAGCGCAGGCGGTATCCACGCCCGATGTTGAATATGACATCAACCAGAATTTGGCCGGCGGCGCCATCAAAGCCGTAGTGGTCCGTAAGCAGGGGCATACGTTCTACGTGCTGAACCTGCCCAACAAGACGTGGGCCTATAACGCCACAACGGGCGAATGGGACGAGTGGCAGACGGACGGCGGCCGGTGGGCGGGTGAATATGCTTTCTACGCCTACGGGACCGCAAGCGTCACCGACTACCGGGATAGCCGTATCTACGGGCTGTCGGATACGGTGTACCAGGATGACGCCAGCGCCATGTTGCGCCAAGTGGACACGCGCCACGTTGCGCAGGATATGGACCGCCTGACCGTCTCTCGGGTGTCGCTTGACATGGAGTATGGCACCGGCCTGAACAGCGGGCAGGGCAGCGATCCGCAAGTTGCATTGCAGGTCAGCCGCGACGGCGGGCATACGTTCGGGAACGAGCTATGGACGAGCCTTGGTCCGCAGGGCAAGTACCGCGAGCGTGTTGAATGGTGGCGGCTCGGTCGTGCGCGTGACTTCGTGTTTCGTTTCAAGATTTTTGACGCGGTAAAGGCGGTGTTGATCGGCGCGAGCATGGATGTCAGTAAGTGAGCATCAACCTACAGCCGGTCCCCAATAGCGCATTTGTAGACACAAACGGTAACCCTCTGCCGCCACTGGTGCGGTGGATGAACGCAGTACGCATAGCGTTTGCGGCGGTGCCGAGCGGTAGCGCTGTGCAGGGCGACATCTGGCGGAATAGTCAGGTGCGCGTCGCGCTTCCGTTTGCGGCAGCAGGGCAATCTATCGGCTTGCCGTTGATTGCCCCAACGTCTACGCCGGTGCCTGCTTCGACCAATTACTACACGAGCCTGTCGCGTGGCAGATATACGACAGCGGCGGGGGCTGGATCAGCCGCCGGATACAACGGCACGCTTTCTGCCCTGTTTTTCTGGTTGGGCAACGCGGCGAACCTCGGCGGGTTCCGCGTGGAGTTCCGCTTCGGAATTGACACGATTGTAGCGACGACGCGCATTGGCGTTGGTCTGGCAACTGGCGCGTTGAATCTTGCGGCAAACAATCCTAGCGCGACGCTTAATTGCTTGCTCGTTGGCTGCGATTCTGCGGACACAACGCTACAGGTCATGAGCAACGATGGCGTAGGGACCGCGACGAAGATCGACCTTGGCGCATCGTTTCCGATTGCGAACAATGCTGTCTACCGCGCTACGTTCGTGGCTGCGGCGAATGCCTCTAGCGTGGCCTACACGATCACGCGCGAGGATGACAAGACCGTTGCGCCCAAGACCGGGACCATCAGTGCCGATCTACCGGGCAGCGCGACGTTTATGGGCGCGGTTGCATACGTTGGCAACGGCGCAACTGCCGCAGCGGCGAGCATTGGGCTTGTCCGCGTAATGACCGAAGAACCCCCGCCCCAATAGGAGCGCACATCATGGCGTCACTCAAATCCCTTGCGTATGGCGGTTATGACTACGGTCGCCCCGCGTCACCGTTTAGTCCTGGCTCTGCCTTCGGGTCGAGTGCTGACCTCGGCGGCACTGCGAACCCGTACACCGGCCCGTTCGGCAGCAGCGCGGACACTGGCGGCAGCGTCAGGAACCAACCCGGCTTCGGCTACGGTGTTGCCCCGCCCGCGACCAACAGCGTTATGAATCAGCCGGGCTTCGGGTATGGCACGGCCGGCGGCAGCAATTCGATCTACAACGGAATGAGCGGCGGCACCTACGGCACGAGTCCGGGTGTTACTCCCGGCACGTCCACCGGGACCGGCTACGGCGGCGCCCCGGCCAGCAACGCGACTGTTGCCAATCCTACCTCGTGGAACGGAACCCCGACCTACGGTGCCGGCGCAACCGGCTGGCGCAGCATGTGGAACGGTGACGTGGGCGCGGTGCAGGGTTCGGCCGGCGCCCAGAACGTCGCCATGATGGCGAAAATGAGCCACGGTTACGACCCGACCACGGGTCAGTGGCACGCAAACCAACCGCAGAATGGAACCCCCATGGCCGCTAATTTCGATCCGACGAAGCACCTCCCGGCTGGCATGAGCCTGACGCCGGAACAACAAGCGATGTTCGATTCCGTGAACGCGGATCAAACTGCCGGCGCGAACCAAAGCGCGTTGTATTCGAAGGCGTTTGGTTACATCCCCGGCAGCGGCGAGACGGGCTACAAGCAGGCCACGAACGATTGGATCAACAAGTGGCTTGCCGCGAACCCGAACAACGAACAGGGCTACAACGCTCTGAACGCGCAGGCCGCGAACGATCCGATTGCCGCGATGCAGCGCGATGCCCTGAATCGCTATTTCGCCACGATGCCTGACCCCGGCTATACCGCGTTCCAGAACAGCGGTCAGCCGGGAACGTATGCCGGTGCGAATTTCGCTCCGCCGGCATGGTGGTATGGCGCATCGGGTGCCCAACCTTCCGTAGTCGGCACGCCGGGGGCGATCCCGCAGCCGGTGGCGGGCATGGGCCGAAACACCAACGGGAAGTAAGCGATGGCTGCGCCGCTTGAGGACTTCCTGCGGGCGTACACCTCGGGCGCAAACATCTTCACGCCTGAAATGCTCGACCACTTCGGCGGGCAGGATGCGTTGCTGTCGGCGCTGCGCACGTTCGACCCGAACGCACAAGCGACGACCACGGAGCTAGGCGGCGGTGAGGGTGGCGGCGGCGGTACGGGCGTGCGCTTTGACTTCGATGTCAGCAAGGCGCCCACGTCCAAGGGCGGCACGCTCGGCCTCGACTTGCGCAATAGCAACTTCGGGAAGCTGAAAGACCCGAACGCGGTCTATTCCGACGACAACTACGGCAGCGTCACGAACAGCAAAAACGTAGTCAAGCCGACTGACCCGTTGTGGGTGAAGCTTGCGCCGTTGCTGGTCAGTGTCGCGGCCCCGTATGCCGGCGGCGCTCTAGCGGGAATGGGGATTGGCGGTGCCGCGGGCATGACAGCGGCGGCTACCGGGTCGGGGCTGTCGGGGGCGTCTAGCCTGCCTACGTGGTTGACCTCGCAACTGGCGAAAGCACCGTCCTATGCGGGGCAGATCGCCAATGGTCAGTTTAACCCGATTAACACGTTGCTCAACATCGGATTGGGGCAGGGCGCTGGTGCGCTCGGCCTCAATCCTTCGCTCGCCAAGGCGGGTTTAACACTCGCGCAACTCGCGCGGTCGCGGAGGTAGGGCTATGCCTTGGGATGATGGTGTGGATTGGGACGTTGGCGATCCGGGACAGCCGGATTTCACTCCGATCCCGGAGAACCCGCCGCCGTTCATTTCTGGCGGCTTGACGGTAGGCCCGGACATCAATTCCCCCGATCCGATTGCCGCCGGCGGTGCCGATTGGGCGTCGATTCTGGCGAAGGCTCTTGGGGCTGGCGCAGGTTCTAGCGGCGGATCAAGCCTCATTTCGCGGCTCGGGACGATGCTTGGTGGCGGATCGGGCGGAAGTGGCATCAGCGACTTCTTGATGCTGCTGTCGTTGCTCGGTGGCGGCGCGCTCGGAGTGAACGCAGGCAACACGGCCAAGCAGGGCGGGCAGGAAATCAAAGCCGCAGCCGACAAGAGCAACGATCAGGCAACGGGGCTGTTCGACAAAGCGCAGGCTAACTACGCGCCCTACCAGGCGGCGGGGGTCAATGCTTTGGCCGGCCTGCAAACGCCGGTCAATCTCGCGTCGCAATTCACCGCAGCCGGAACGCCATCGGCGCTTGGCAACAAGTTTTCCGGCGCGATGACGCTTTCCCAATTGGCAAAGAGGTAACGCGATGCAATTGTCCGCTGAACAAGTCAAGTGGGCGCAAAGCTCGGACCCCGCGGATGCCGCGCGCCTCGCGCAATCGCTCGGGCTGGACATGTCCGATGCGACCGCACAGTCGAATCCGAATTGGCAGCTGTATCACCAGATCACCAACTACTACGGCGGCGGCGGGCAGGGCTACACGCTCGGCGGTGGCAATGCGCCGTCGCAGGGATGGAAGATCGGCACGGACCTTTACCAGTCTGCGGCCGACCAGATGGTTAGCGAAGGCAAAGGGACCATCAAGAACGGCTACTACATCCCGAACCCGACCGGCCCCACAGAGTTCAATCCTTCGTCGTCGTGGTCGGGAACGGCGACCGGCGGCGGGTTCGCGGGCGGCACCGGGACCGGCGTGCTTGGGCAGAATGGCATCGTCACCAACGGCGACACTTACACCAATTGGACGCCCCCGGTAACGCCTGGCGCCAGCACGAGCGGCACGGCAGGCAACACGCAAAGCGCAACCGGCGGCCCATCGGCGCTTCACCCGGTAGGTACGCCCCCGGTGGGCACTGGCGGCTCGCCGATAACCGGAGCGACGGGTGGCGCGACGGGTGGCACAACGAACGGCGCGACGAGCGGAACGGGCGCGGGTGGCGGCGGCTCTACCACGCTCGGCAGCACCGGGGCATCGGGCAACCTGCCGACCGCATCGGCGTCAACGTACAACTCGGGGTCGGCCTATACCCCGCCCGATTCGGTGTCGTCACCGTGGGATTTCTTCAATGACCCTGGCTACCAGTTCGCGCTTAAGGAAGGTGCGAACGCGGTCAATAACAGCGCGGCGGCCAAGGGCGGCTTGCTGTCGGGCAACACGCTCAAGGAATTGAGCGACCGCGCGACGGGAACGGCATCGCAATACTACGGCGATGCCTACAACCGCTACATGCAGGGTAAGAATTTCGACCAGAACGTGGCAACGGACGCGCGCAACTTCAATAATTCCAACAACCAGTTTGATGCGACGTTCAACAACAACAACCGCCAGTGGGATACCACGTTCAACAACAACAACCGGATTGATGCGCGGAATTTCGATTACACCGCGGCGACCGGTGACCGCAATTTCAACGAAGCGCAGCGGCAGTATGACCTCGGTTTCAATTACAACGCTGCGAACAATGACGCCAACCGGAACACGGACACGCTGAAGTACCTGTCGGGCCTCGGCGCCAATGCCAACAACGGTAGCAGCAATCTTTATGCAGAGCTCGCCAAATTGCTGTCGGCTAACAACCTGACCGGCGCGGGCGCTAACGCGGCGGGCAATGTGGGGAATGCTAACTCGCTAACAAACATCTTCTCATCCCTGTACCCATGGCTCGTTGGTTCTACCGGAGCCGGGACCGCGACCGGGACACCGACGACCACGCGACCGTCTAGCGGAGGGGGCTAAACGTGGACTTCTCGTTCCTCTCGCAACCGGCACAACTCCAACTGCCCGACCCCACCGCTATGGCGGTGCGCGGGCAGACGCTTGCGAACCTCACGCAGCAGAACCAGGAGGGATCGCTACGGTTGCAGGCAATGCAGGATGCGCAGGACATCAAGACGGCCGCTGCAAAGGTCTTTGGCGACGCACAGTCGATGGGATGGGACGCGGCCTTGCGCAAGGCGGTGGCCGATGGCAACCAACGCGGCGCGGCGGCTGCGCTGCAATTGCGGCGCGAGGACGAAGCGGGGCAGGCGAAGGTCAATGTGGACCTCGCAACCGCGAACGAAAAGAACGCGACCGCAGTAGAAAAGGACTTCCTGCGCCGGCAAAAGGGCTTGGGCGACATTGCCAACGCCGCCGCGGAACAGGCGCGCACCGGCCGCGTGGACTTGGGCTATCTCAAGGGCATGGCCGATTTTTACAAGCTTTCCATCCCGCCGATTCCTGACGGAGCGGACCCCGCTGCTTATGTGGCGAATCTCGCTTCGTCCGCGATCAGCGCCAAGGATCGCATGGAGAATGACACTACGCAGCGCGGGCAGACGCTGACCTCTGACACGACCCGCCGCGGACAGGACATGACTTCCGCGACAGCGGCCGGCGAACAAGCGGTGCAGCGCCGCGGGCAGGATATGACAGCGGGGACCGCGGCGAATCGGCTGTCTTTCGACCGCTCGCAATCCGGTGGCCTGCAAAGCGTCAGCGACGGGCAGGGCGGCCTTTATGCCTTCGACAAGCAAAATGGCACGTACAAGGCCGCGACCGGCCCCGATGGACAGCCGCTGCCCCGCACTGACAAGCCGTTGACCGAAGTGCAGGGCAACGCTACCGCGTTCGGGATGCGGATGCAGGCGGCCAATAACATTTTCAGCAGCTTGGAGAAATCCGGCTTCGACCCCGGCACGCTGCCAAACGCTTATCTCCCCGCTAACAAACTCGGCAACTACATTGCCGATCCGAAGGCGCAGGAGGCGTACCAGGCCAAGCTTAACTTCATGACGGCGAGTCTGCGCAAGGAATCGGGCGCGGCGATCAGTCAATCGGAGTTTGATTCGGAGGACCGCAAATACTTCCCGCAGCCGGGGGACTCGTCGGCGGTGCGCGAGCAAAAGGCCGCTATGCGACAGCTTGCGCTCAAGGCGATGTCGATCCAAGCCGGTCCGGGGGCGAAGAACATCGCGCCCCAAGCCGACGCGCCGCAGAAGCCGCGACTCGGGGAAGTGCGCAAAGGCTACATGTACAAAGGCGGCGATCCTGCGGCCCCTGATTCTTGGGAAAAGGCAAGCTAATGGCCGGCCCTTGGGAGGATTTCCAGCAAGCAGCGCCCGTCGCCGGCCCTTGGGCTGATTTCCAGAAATCCGCTCCAGAAGCCAAGGCACCAGAAGGGCGCCCCAACTGGCGCACGGCGGCAGAGGGCGCGGGGATTCCTGTCGGCTATGCGATGGACGCCGGGATGGGGGTTAAGCAAGCACTCGACGCGCTCGCGCAGATGGTGGCCCGTGGCGCCGAAGGTGCGGCAAACAAAGTAACCCCCGACAGCGTGATTTCGCGTTTGTTGACCGGAATGCGGCAGGACACCGAAGGAGCAAACAAGGCCACGCTCGATACCTATAACCGTGTTGCGGAGCCTGACAACCGTACCGGCTCCGCGTTGGTCCGCGGCGTTGGGCAAAGTGCGCCGCTTTTGCTGGCACCGCAAGTAGCAGCCGGCGGTCTTGTCCGCGGCGCGCTTACCGGAGCCGCTACGGGCGCGGCGGGGGGTGTGCTTGAGCCGGTCTACAACGTGCCAAAGGATGAGCAGGGCAACGACGCATTTGCGGCGGCCAAGACCAAGCAAGCCGGCTCTGGTGCCATCGCAGGGGGCATCCTTGGCGGCGCTGGGACCGCGCTCGCCAAAGCCATCGCGCCAAAACTTGCTGGCGAGCAGGCGGCTTTGGCGAGCGAGGGCATCAACATGACGCCCGGTCAGGCGGCCGGTGGGTGGCTCAAGGACGCCGAGGACAAACTAACATCGGTCCCTATCATTGGGAACCTGATTCAGTCGGGCCGAATGCGCGGCATCGAGGATTTCAATCGCGCCGTTTATGCGCGCGCTGCTGAACCGTTTGGAGAAGAAGGCGCGAAGCTTGCTGCAAAGGCCCCGGTTGGCCGTGAGGGCGTCGCCAAGATAGGTGATTATCTGTCGGGGAAGTATGAGGCGGCATTGGCACGATCCAATCCGGCGCCCTATGACGAAGCCATTAACGGCGCGCTCGACAAGTTGGCGACGATGGTGCCGCAAGCGCGGCAAGGTGACTTTCAATCGGTCATTAAGCGCGAGATATACGACAAATTTACCCCCGCCAACACGATCACGCCGTCAGTGGCGAAGCAAGCCGACAGCGAAATCGGACGCATGGCGCGCGAGTATATGGGGTCGGCCGCAGCGGATGACCGGCTCTATGGGCAAGCATTACGCGAGGTTCAATCGCAGGTTAGGCAACTGTTCGCCCGCAGCAATCCAGACACCGCCCCGCTGATTCGCGCGGCAGATCAGGGATGGGCGACGCTAACGCAGATGGAGCGCGCGGCGTCGATGGTCGGAGCAAGGGACGGCATCTTCACCCCGGCACAATTCCTCAACGCCGTGAAGCGCAGCGACAACAGCGTCCGGGACCGCAAGTTCGCTCGGGGCGAGGCGCTTAACCAAGACTTGGCCGATGCCGCTAAAGGCGTGTTGCCGTCTACCGTCCCCGATTCTGGTACTCCGGGTCGTGCGTTGATGGCACTACTTGCCGGTGGGGGCGGGGCGCATATGCTGGACCCAAGCGGGATTGGTTTAGCCGCGACAGGGCTTGCGTCGCTGCCATACCTGCCGGGAGTTGGCCCTCTACTGACCAAGGCGGCGTTTATGCGCCCGGATGGGGCTTCGACTCTGCGCGATCTGGTGCAGGGTTCGCTTCCGCTGCTGGGGATGGCGGCTGGCAATGCTGCTGCATCGGGTGGGGCTTCCCAATGACCTTAAGTCGGAGCCATGCGAATAGCACGGCGCCGACCATAAACCCTAGCCACTGTTCCCAATCCATCCCAACACCCTACACCGGAGCTAACTAGGTGGCAACCTCCCCGTTTGCATACCCCCTCGGCGTGCCCTATCGGGCCTTTGACTCGTCCGGTGCGCCGCTGTCCGGTGGGTTGCTGTATTCCTACATCGCCGGCACCTCGACCCCGCTGGCGACCTATCCGACCTACATAGACGCGCTCGCGGGCACCAACCCGAACGCTAACCCGGTCGTGTTGGGATCGGACGGAACCGCGCAAGTATGGATGCAGGCCACGCCGTACAAGCTGATTCAGCAGAACAGCGGCGGCTCTACCCTGTACACGATGGATAACGTCAACGTCGCCGGGGGCTATCCGACGCCATACCCGACAGAATGGGTACAGGAGACGAACGCAATTAGCTTCGTGTCCGGTACTTCGTTCACCGTCAACGGGGTTGACGTAACCGCGACCTATCACGTTGGGCGCCGGGTGCGGACAACGAACACTGGCGGCACGCGGTACGGCACCGTCAGTAACTCGTCGTTTGCCACGAACACGAGCGTAACGCTACAGATGGATTCCGGCACGTTGGATGCCGGTCTATCCGCGGCCTACTACGGGTGGAACAGCTATATCAACCCGTCTTACCTGTCGCCGCGTACCGCATTCAGCGCGATCAAGAACGGCAACCAAACGGCGTTCGCAGCGTCAACCAAGCTCGCAACGTGGACCGTGCAAACGGACAATCTGTCCGAATGGGACGCGGTCAACAACCGATGGACACCGCGCTACACCGGACTCTACCTCGTCAACTTTCAGTGCGAATTTGCGGACACCGGCACGACCATAGCCGTAACCCCGCAGATCAGTGTCGGCGGCTCGGTCGTGTCGCAGGCGGCATCGCGCACGCCTGCTACCGCATCCAATATCGACGCCCGGTCGGTTACGTATCTGGCATCCCTGAACGCGGCCAGTAACTACGTTGAAGCGTTCTTGCTAGGCACCGCGAATACTACGGTGCAGGGCACCGCCGGGACGCGCCTTACCGTGTCGCGGATCGCGTGATGATTGAAGATCAGTGGGACGGCGACGAGCGGCGCAAAGACCAGAAATGGCACGTTGGCAAGGAAATCCCGCTAACAATGCTCCTGGCGATCCTGATTCAAACCGGCGGCGGCATTTGGTGGGCGGCGTCCCTGTCGGCCAAGATAGATTCTGCCATCGCGCAGATTGTCGAATTCAAGTCGGAACGCTACACCAAGGAGGACGCGCGCCGCGACCGGGAATTGTTCCTGCAATTGATCGAACAGCAGCGGCAGCGGG